TTCAATTGATGGAAAATCTATGCCCGCACATCGATTTTCATATCTGTTACACAAAGGAAATATCGCTGAAAATATGGTAGTTCATCAAACCTGTGAAAATAATGGTTGTGTCAATCCAGAACATCTTGAACTCCAAACCAAAAGTCAAAATAAAAAAAGTTATGGTTCAGTTCGTGTTAGTAAAGAAATGATTGAAAAAGAAAGTGTTAAATATCTTTTTCGACTCCGCAATCTCCGACCAGAATTAGAAAAAGAAATAGATGCGTTACTTTTGTTGTTGAATACTGAAGTAACGAAAGAAGAAGACGACTTCGGATTTGAATCTGAATCTAAGAAGAATAAAAAAGAGTACATCTAAAAATATTCATACTGATTTTTATCACTAGCTGGTTTCCAAACATTATCATCGCCTGGAATTTGGAATTCATCTGGATCATTACCATCTTCAATATATCCAAATGGAACCAATTCTTCTTCAATCATCTTCATCTGTTCCGCAAACATCTTTTCACGAATATCTTGATCTGTCAACTCTTTGAAATATCTTTGTTGTACTAACCAAGAAAACAGAACCATAGACATCACCAAATCATCATGAGCACCATCATCCGCTTCCCATGATGTACTCTTTCCAATAAAGGTTGTCAATTCACTAATTGTATCAAAATCTTCAATGAGTAGATTATCTCTTTCGATTAAATCCTTGAGAGTTGCACATCCGATTCGTTTGACTTGTTTCGTTGTACGAATTCCCATTGAAACGTTCTTTGAAAATCCTCCCCCAATTTGTTGTCCGTTTCTACCATGCATTGTAACCATCATCATATTTTCATATTCCATATCATGATAAAGAATATCGGCCACTTGTTGTCCTATGTCGTTCACCTCTACCAGAACAAACGCTTCGTTGTATTTCTGTGCAGTTGTAAAAATCACGTTTGGATACAACATCGGTGATATGTCATTTTTCCGATACTTCCCAACTTGTCGATATGGTTGTTTTGTAACATCAAATACTGAAAATGCAGAATAATCTAAACCAACACCTCTTGCAACATCACACACCATAACGTAAGTGTGATTCATTATTGGTTCTTGATAAATATCTAATCCTTCGTGTTGATAAATTGGTTGTTTAAACGGCATCGACATGAGTTTTTCGGTAGAAATAAGCGTATTGGAACTTCCTAAAAAGAACATTCAAATTCCTGTTGAAATTGCCGTTCTGAGGTGTTTCGTATCGTTTTTTCTTTCCATTCTAAATCTCTGTCTGGAACTTGCGACCAATGGACTGAAATAGGAGAATAATCATTGTTTTTTTCTTCTGCATCTGTCCACAACTTGTAAAACATATTCATGCCGTTTGGAGTAGAAACGATGAATACCTTTGTAGTTTTACCAGAAGAAATAGTAGGATATACTGAACTAAAAAACTCTTCAGAAATGTTCTGAGGAACGAATGCAAATTCATCTAAGAAAATAATATTAAAAGTTCCACCTCGAATTGCAGAACCAGAAGTAGAACTAGCAAGAATTTTCGAGCCATTTTCCAACTCAATATTTCCTTTGTTCCAGATCAAAATTCCTTGTTGCAACCATTTCGGCATATGTTCGTATGCAAGTTGCAATCTTCCAAGAAGTTCCATTGCAGTTGCCTTTTTGTTCGCAAGGACTGCAACCGACACATTCTCATTAAAAAGAATATAATGAAGAAGATATGCAAGAATAGTAGTAGATTTACCAGATTGACGAGCCATTTTACAGATCACAAATCGTTCATTGTGAAATCTGTCAATCATGTCTTTTTGATAATCACGAACACCAAACTCAATCAATCCTTCATCAACTGAAACAATTTATATATGTTCAGATATAAAATGAAGGGGGTCTTGTTGACATCTTATATACTCTCCGACTTGTTCCTCAGAAAAATCTTGAGGAACATATGCGGATTTGAGTAAAGGATTGCCTAAGTAAGTTTTGTGTTCTTGCATAAATTTCCTTTCATTATATTCCTCCACTTCTACATACTGAAGAAGATTGACACAACAAATATTTTATTCCATCCAAAGTAAAATTCAATTCACCTATGATTACATCAAGTATATTTGATGCACCATCTAAAACAACATCTCCGAAAGGGCCCTGTAAAACAAATACTATAACTGCACTTACCATCCCTAAAAGAAAACTCATGTATGACCACTTGAGAAATTTATATTTTCTAAGTGCAAGAACTTTACCTTGTCCATATATGTCACCGGCCATGGCATCATATACAGAATCATCAGTCATTAAAGTTTCTGCATAATCTTCCTTATATTCTTCTATTGGAAGATGTGCAAAGTGTCCGAAAAACAAAGGATTGAATAGTGGAGATTTTCTATCTATATCTCCTGTTACATCTTTTGGATAATCTGTTTTTGGTATGATTGCAAATATTGCAAAGAGTAGTGCAAAAAAACAACCAAATGCAAATGTTAGAAGTGGCCATTTGACCAATTCATTATCAAGGTTTGCAATCGCAACAGAAAACACAACAGATGCAACTGTAATCATGATATTTGCTTTTGCATCTGCCATCAAGTTCAATCTCATTTGATTGCCGTGATTGACTCGCAGAATATTATCTACAGCTGTTCTATCTTCTGGTACTTTTGAAAAGTGGTTAATTTTATCCACACTACACCTCCTACTTCAATGGTGGTGCATACAATAATCCTCCATGATTATATAATCGGTTTAATCCACGTTCTAATCCTATTGGGGTATCTGGCCCCACATTCCGTTCATATATTTCTTTGTAGTTTCCTACTTGTTTAATGATATTGTATGACCATGATGCACTTAGTCCTAATTTATCTCCAAGATGTGGGTGGTCTTTTCCATTTTTCTCACCCATAAATCTTTGAATGTTTGGGTCTATATGATTCTTGAACGAGTCAATGTTCTTTGAATTAATGCCCATTTCTTCTGCAATAAACAAAACATAAATTGTCCATCGAACAATATCTGACCATCTCTGATCTCCATACTTAACAACTGGCCCTAATGGTTCTTTTGAGATAATCTCTGGTAATATCATGTGACGGTCAGGGGCATCAAAACTCAATCGGTTTGATGCAAGACCAGATCTGTCAGTACCATACATATCACACTCACCTCTTTTGTATACGTTCTTTGTTTTTTCAGTAGGTGGTACTGCGACAGGGATATAATTTATTCCATGTAATTCCATAAAATCTGCAATGTTCTTTGCAGCAGTTCCACTTCCACTAAAACATATCCTTGCACCTTCCATCTGTTTTGCAGAAGATACTCCAAGAGTTTTTCTTACAATGAATCCCTGACCATCGTAATAGGTTGTGGGCATGAATTCCAGTTTCTTTGCAACATTTCTTGTGTAAGTAAACGTGGTTGTTGCAGAAAGAACATCTATTGAACCATCTATCAAAAATTCAAATCGTGTCTTTCCATTGACTATAGTAAATTCGATTGCATTTGCATCACCAAACATTGCAGCTGCAACAGCACGACAAATATCAACATCGAAACCTTCCCACCTATTACCATCTTCTAAATGCCACATTTCTTGCGAGAAGCCGGGAAATTCATCATTGGTTCCACAAATGACATTTCCTCTTTCTTTTACACGATTGAATGTTGAACTATACGTTGGATTGTATTCTGATGTAGAGTTATCTCCTATGACTTGTCCTTCAGCAGAAGACATTGCCATCATCCAAAATACCCAAATTATAGATACAACAATTTTACCTACCATTATCATTGCAATGCCCGATATATTGCCAACAATTCTTCATCAGCAATCGGGGAGGTCATAGTATAATATCGTTGATGGCCAACCAACATGAATGCTTTAATATCAGAAAAACTAGGATATTTCATCAAGAGATTGTGGAGAAGATAATCTGGACTCAAATGACACGATGCACATTGATTATCCTTTGCAAAAACTCTAGTTGCTTTTTTGAATCGTTCAGATTGTACCAATACAGAGTTTAGGTCTTTTTCCATCCATGTAACCTTTTCATCTATAGAAGGAATAATAAAAAACATCATATATACCAATAATCCAATAATTATGTAAATCCATAATTTGCTTGTAGCTACTATATCTTTAGTTTGTATTTCTATTTCTTTTACAGGTTCTATCTCTACAAATTTTTCTTCATGTTCTTTCTTTTTTTGTTCAGCCATAATCTACCTCACTTCTTTCCTGCTTCGTTTAACTTTTTGGTGATTTGTTGTTGAAACCACTTGAGAACTATTGGTATGCTCACATTAGAAGTTAAACCGAACAAGTAACCAATAGGATATCGATAACTTTCATATTCTTTTAATTGTGGAACATTCGTAAATACAATTGTTATAAGCATATAACCTGTTATAGACATTCCCATATTGATAAAAAGATCTAATAATATCAACCATTTGTTTGTATATTTTTCTTTATTGTCTGTCCTATAATTAAACAAGAATATAAAAAATGATGAAAATATTACCAATCCCACCATTATAAGTTCAGACATATTAAATAATTCGTTCATTCAATCCTCATTTGTGATGCTTATGTTTCTTTTTTGTACTGAATGCTTTTTTTACACTCTTTGACGCTTTCTTTGCTTTCTCTTTAGCTTTTTTAGCTGCATTTGCTGCCGCTTTCTTTGCAGCCTCAGCCTTTTTACGTGCCGCTTCTTCAACTTTCTTTTTCGCTTCTTGTGCCGCCTTCTTTACCGCCTCTGCCTTTTTTCTCGCTTCTTCTTCCGCTAGTTCTTTGGCCTCTCGTGCAACCTGTGCTACTTTTTCTGCCTGTCGTTTTGCCTCATTCGCCGCTTGTTTCGCCGCCTCATCTACTGCACGTTGAACTTCTTCCGCGTGTTTTATCGCCTGTTCTTTAGCTACACGTGCTGCCTCCTCTGCTTTCTTTGCCACTTCTTCCGCTATACGTTTCGCCTCTTCAAGTTCTTTTTCATGTTTTTCTAATAATTCCTGGGCTGCTTTTGCTACAGCTTGTGCTTCTTTTGTCTCCGCGATTGCATTAATGACATCCTTCGTTTCATCTAAAAGTTCCCCAGTATCAATATCAACTTCTAAGTCTAACTCAACTCCGGCAATTAATGCAATTTCACCTTCTACACCCAATGTAAGATGTCCTTCATCAAAAGTTGCACCACCACCGATTTCTGCACCAGCTTGTAATCCAACACTTACTCCTGCACTTCCAGTTGCTTCTGCCGCACCAACTTGAATAGATGATTCAGATTCTACTCCAACACTTGCTCCCGCAGTTGCACCAGCACTACCTTCTGCACCATGAAGTCCAATCGAACCTTCTGCTTCTGCACCAACATGGGCTTCTGCAGTTGCACCTATTGAAGTTTCTGCTCCTACATCAATATCAGTTACACCACCAAGATCTACGTTTTCTGTATGTCCTGCACTTGCTTCTATATTGGCTTCTGTACTCGCACCAACTCCTGCTCCTGCACTTACATCTGTATCTGTAACTTCTGCATGACCTTCTGCATGAGCTTCAGCCTCTACTGAAGCTTCGGCTTCCAAATCAACTCCACCTTGAGTAGTTCCTGCGTGAGCTTCAGCACCAGCACTAACTTCAGCCTCTGCACTCACACTTGAGTCTGTTACTTCTACTCCTGCGTGTGCTTCTGCTTCCGCACTCGCCCCTACATCTTCATTACCTACACTTACTTTTTCTGATACTTTTACACTTTCTTCAGCCACTAGAATCCTTTCTATGGATATCCTATATTTTTTAATTTAGTAATAGTGGATCTGGCATTAATATGATGGACTCCTATTCCACCTGCCGATTCAAATTCCTTAATGTTTCCGATATGGTCATCAATTAATACGTTTGGTCTTCTATCTCTACCATCTACTGCAAAATTCTTCTTATGTTTTCTTAATACAATTCTCATTCGGTCTTCTGGATGCCTGAAATGTTTCTTCATCCATCTGGTTTTATCTTTCCAAGCTCTTCTTGCTACTGGTCCTCTTGATTCTCTAGGAACAGCAGTAAGCATAAATGGTTCATATTGTTTAATAAAATTCCAGAGTATATGAGCATCTACCATTGGTGGTAGTTGTAAGAAGAAATCAACTGGTAAATCATCCCAATCATCATCCGAAAATGCATGTCCTAAGAGGTTTGTGGTGTATGTGGTAAAATCAGCTACCACACCATCCATATCACAATAAATTTGTGGATAATCGAATTCTACTAGATATTGTGAAAAATTTCTCATAACTTTATACTTTGAGTTGTTCTAGTAATATAATCTACCAAATCCCCACTATCTGGATATGTTTCAAATGGAAATCCTTCTATATCATCGTCATCTTGAAAATCTTCTCCATACTCCCAGCCAACATGAATCTTTTGAATCTTAAAATTATTAACCACTAATTCATCCCATTCTGCAACATCTCCACTATCTGGATCTGGTTCTAGTACTCTCTTCTTAACGTAATCTAAAAGTACCGATTTCAATTTTGCAGAATACTTTTTCATAATCTTTTCCATACCATCAATGTAATCTTTGATAATAAGAGATAAAATTTTCTTTTCGTTTAAATATTCTTGTCTAAGAGCAATCCAAGACTTATTAGTATTCGGCATAAACTGTGGATCATCTGCATATTGCATAATAATCTCTAACATCATTTCATTTATATCATTTTCCATTCCTTTTAGTTTTTCACCACCCCCAACACCATCACCACCATAACAAGATCAATCGGATTAAGTAATGTACTCAAAGTCAACCACCTTCTTCCTGTTTTGTCAGGTTGAGTTGATAGATCATCTGGTGCAGCTGCAAGAATATCACCTATCAATTCTACAGCATACCCACCTTCAGTTGCAACTCCATCATCAATAGCTCTAGCAGTTATATTGAAAAATGATGAAATTGATTTTTTCGACCCTTGTATTTTTTTCAATTTTTTAATACCCGCATAGTCAGTCAAATGAAATACTGTTGTACGAGGGGGCTTAGGCCATATCCTTTTAAAAATTGAAGGAGATAGAGGAATCATTGCATCTTTTATTCCTGCTCTTGGAAGATCAAACAACATGGTAGATAAACTTTCAGTCCATTTTGGTGCTGCTTCTGGAAGAAGTTGGGCTTGACTATTTTTAAGATATCCTTTAAATGTTTTCATTAATTCATGATCTCCGTTTTCTTTCTTGGTTTCTTCCCCATGTTCTTATTATTTTTTCTGATCATCTGTTCTTCTTCTGCAAAAAGAAATATCTGTTCTCTCACTCTCTTTGCTTTAGATTCCGGCCACCCCGATAACCATGCGGTAAATCTATTCCATAGTTTTTTCATATTCCTTTACTTCCTACCCAATGTTTACGATCAAAGAATCGTTTTAATATTTCTGTAGTAATACTTGTACCTTCTTCTTTAAGTTTCTTACCTAAAGGTTTAATAATAGCTTTAGACATTGTAGCTTCTATACCCATCAGCCCGGGAGTGGAATTCACTTCTATGAAATATGGCTTATCTTTTTCTCTGTTTTTAGCAGGAATAAAGTCAACCCCTGTAAGCAATCCACCTACTGCTTCCGCTGCTCGTATAGACTCGGAAGCCTCTAATTCTGTTAGTTCATGAAGTTCTGGTTCTGAACCTTGTGATACATTACTTCTATAATCATCATCCACTATAGGTCTTTTTATTGCTCCAAGTATCTTACCTGCACACACTATAGTTCTAACATCATAATCAGTCTTTATGTATTCTTGTAAAATGATATCTATGTACTCATCTTCTCTATACAACAATTGAACCAAACCATGTAACGCCTTTTCACTCTCTATCCACATTACACCAATACCCCTAGAACCAGCTGCCGTCTTTAGAATGAGTGGAAAGTCAGCATCCAACTCTTCCAATGCCCATTTGGCTCCTTCTGGATGGTTTATTCTAACAGTTTTCGGTGTATTAAAATTATCTCTTTTGAATATCAAATTGTTCATCCACTTATCATTACATATATTATGACATTCTGTAGAGTTTATGACAGTATAACCTTCATATTCAAACACTTTACACATATCACCCCAAGAGCGGTTTCCAGACTTGGCTGAAGTTCCAATGCCTCTGGCCATTATCAACGTGTCGCTTGGGTCTATCTCAAATGGTTTCGCGTACTCCACACTTTTATTCTTGGCAGTTGGTAACATGACCTTACCTTCTTTATCCAATCCAAATGAATGTATGAATCGTTTACCATCTGGTGTCTTTTTGGTATATGTTCCAACAAACTCAGCAAGTAATACTTTAAGACCTA